ATTAATAGATAAAAATATTATTAAAAAAGTAGAATTAATAAATGCGCGAAATAAATTAAAAGCATATAAAGGCGAACCAATTAATTGTGATATTAAAGATAAATATAAAAAAACAAAATATTTGGCAATTAAATATTGTGAAAAAATGATTTTTGAAGATAATCAAATGTTTATAGATTTATTTAATAATTCAAAAAAACAAGATGATTTATCTGATAGTTATTTACAAGCGATTTATTATATTAATTTAATTTTATAAATTTTTTTTATATATATAATTATATAAATGTCTAATAATTCTATTAATTCTCCCACTTTTACAGAATTTGAACTTAGCGGAATTGCTATTGTTTTATATTTATTAATAAGTCCAATTCATGGTATTTCAAAGATTACTGAACCAATTTTAAAAATGTTTAATATTAAATCCGCAACATCACTATTATTCTTTACAGGATTTTTATTTGGTATAATTTATTATTTTTCAATTGAATTAGTATTACATCCAATGTATAAAAAATTAAGGGCAGTAGGATTTAAAGTAGGAGGTCAAGAACTAAACAAAGAACAGCTGGAACTTATGGCGGCGGCGGTCAATCAGGCGGCGGCGGTCAATCAGGCGGCGGCGGTCAATCAGGAGGCGAACTTAAAATAACAGCTTAATCAAAAGTTATTCTAATAATATTATTTTTATAAATCTTTTTTTTTTAATATATAATTAATATTTATATATATATATATATATAAATATATAAATGTCTGATAATTCTATTAATTCTCCGACTTTTACAGAACTTGAACTTAGCGGAATTGCTATTGTTTTATATTTATTAATAAGTCCAATTCATGGTATTTCAAAGATTACTGAACCAATTTTAAAAATGTTTAATATTAAATCCGCAACATCACTATTATTCTTTACAGGGTTTTTATTTGGTGTAATTTATTATTTCTCGATTGAATTAGTATTACATCCAATGTATAAAAAATTAAGGGCATCCGGATTTAAAGTAGGTGCGCAGGACAACACAGAGGCGCAGAAGAGATAGCGACACGCCAAGCCCATAACAGCCTCTACCCCCCAAAAACATTAAAAAGTAATTCTAACAGTAACACTATTTTTACCCCCCCAAAAAACATTAATCAAAAGTAATTCTAACAGTAACATTATTTTTATTTAATCCTCTAGAAGCAGATTTTGATAATTCTTGTCGTTTTTTTCTTGATTTATTTTTATTAGTTTGATTTGGTTTTTTTATAGAACTATTCATATCTTCTTCTATTTTATCATAATTATTTTTTATATAATCAATTACTAAATTATCAATTGCCCATTTAAAAAAGTTTAATTGACCTATAGTAGTTGATATACTAAATTGTTTACAAATAAAATTAATCCGTTCTCTTCTGCAAAATGGATCAAAATTTTTTTTACTATAAGATTTTAATTGTGATTTATATGATTGATAAATATTAATTTGTTTATGAATCTCATTTGGAGTATTATTATTTACTGTTAGTTTACCAGTTGGTGTTAAATATAATGGATAATGTATATTATTTTTTTTTGAATAATTAGTAACAAACCAATCTATAATTCTAAGTGAAATTTTTGTAGAAAATAAAATTTCGTGTAATTTTTCTATATTTTTATCTTTATTATAAAATTCAATTAATGATGTGTATAATAAAATATCATTTGTAATATTTTTTTCCATATTTTTAAATAAATATTATTAAATTATCTTTAAATTATATCTTTATTTAAAGAAATAATTTAATATTTTATAATATATTTAGATTTAGTTAAAAATCTTTTATCAATATTATCTTTATCACAATATAAAATTTTTTCCCTTAAATAACAAACAAATGTTAATCTAGTATATTTAGTATAAATACCTTCTGTTCCTATTTTTGGATTATCTTTAAATTCATTTTTAATAGTTTTATTAAATTCAATATCTTCATTTGTTTCATATATTTCTGTATTTGAATGCCATTGATGAACATCCATAACAGCAAAATCACCAGTCCTTAAATCAATTCCTATACCAAACTGTGGGAATACTGTATAACCTCCATGATATTTTCCTTTTTCAATAACTGTTAAATTCCCAAATCCATCTTTAAAATCATTGCCATCTTTATGTAATGCTGTTCTAAAATTTCTATTAATAGTAACAGTTGAAAATGCTGTATTATCTATTTTAAAATTTGGTTGTTGATTAGCTCTATCTAATTGTTTTTGATATCTATCTGGTGTTAATTCTTTAAATAATTCATTTATTCTTTGTAAAAATGGGATTCCTTGTTGATATTGTTCAAAAAAAACTCTTGAGAAATGAGTTAATCTACAAGGTAATTTAGTAAAACTATTAATAGATTCATAAAATCCAATAGGATTAGATAATACTTGATTATTTACTTTCATTTTACTTTTTTTTCCTTTTTTATTTATGTATTTAGTCCACCATTTGACAGTATCAACTAATTCCCTTTGTTTCCAATATATACTTTCAGTATTTATTGGTCCTGCAGCAGCTCCTCTTCCTCTGCTGGGTTTAGCTAAATCTTTATAAGAAGTCCATGCTAAATCTATTAATTCATCAGATATTACATTTTTTCTAAATTTTAGTAATAATATTTTGTTATTATTTTCATCTAAATAATATACATCAGTATCACTATCTATTATAGGATGTTTAATAAATGAATCATCTATCCACTGACCTTCTAATTTGGATACTTGGTCATCAGTTAATATTTTTTTAACTATTAATTCTTTTATCATTTATTAATTTAAGAGAAAAAAAATAAAATTTAATATATAATTTTTTTACTAATATATAAAAATACTATTATTATTAATAATACTACTATAATTGATCTATAAAATGCGGCTTGTTTTAACATATCTATAGAATTTTTATCATTTAGTTCTTTTATTATTTTTTCATTTATTTTTTTATCTTCTTCTTCTTTTTCTTCTTTTTGTGTTTTATCATATTCTTTCATATGTAAATTATAAGCATCTATATATGAAACTTGAGATTTCCCAGTTTGATAATTTACCATATTATGTAAATCAACCGTCCAATTAAATAAAGATTCAGTTGTATCTAAATAATTATCAATTGGATATTTTTTAATATTTTCTTCATAATGTTTAGCACAAGCAAGACATGGTAAAGCATCTTTGAGGGATTTAAAAAAATTAGAATATTCTCGTTTTTCTTGAAAAGTTGGATTTTTTGGATAATTTAATGCGATTGCGTGTATTAAAAACCAAGCTTTAGGTCCCCATATTTTTGGATTCATTTATTATATTTCTTCTATATAAAAAAAAAATATATAAAAAAATTAATTGTATATTTTAAATGAGTAATATAAGTTATGGTGTAATATTAATAAAAAAAGAAGAAAATGAAAATAAAATTTTAATGATAAATAGGAAAGATTCATTGTGTTATATAGATTTTATAAGAGGAAAATATAAATTAAATAATTTAGAATATATAAATAAATTATTTTCAAGAATGTCTAAAGAAGAAATAGAAAATATAAAAACACAAGAATTTTCTAAATTATGGAAATCTTTATGGAATATAAAAAATAATAATTATTTAACTAAAAAAGAATATATAATATCAAATAATAAATTTTATAAAATAAAAAAAAAATACAATTTTAATAATATTATTGGATATAATAATTCTGAATGGGAAATACCAAAAGGGAAAAAAAATAATATTGAAACAAACAAATTAGCTGCTTGTAGAGAATTAGAAGAAGAAACTAATATAAATCCAGAAGATTATAAATTAATTCAAAATATAATCCCTTTAACAGAAACATTTGTTGGAGAAAATAATATAATTTATAAAAATATTTATTATTTTGGTATATGTTTAAATAGTTCAAATATATTTATAAATTCCAAAAATAAAGAGCAAATAAATGAAATAAAAGACGTCCAATTTTTTAGTAAAGAAGAAGCTATTAATAAAATAAGAGATTATAATACTACAAAAAAAGATATAATATTAAATACATTTGATTTTATAAATAATCCTAATTTTGAAATAAAATAAACTAAGATATTAAATAATATGAATAATTCAGAAAAAAAAATTAAAAAACAAACAAAATTATTTTCTGATATAACAAATCATTTCCAAATTAAAACTCACGAAGAATTATATATAATTTATAAATATTATAAAGATTTAAAAAATTTAGAAAAAAATGATAGATATTTACAAAATATATTAACTAATTATACAATAAATTATAAAAAAAGTAATTTATTAATAATTGAAATATTAAAAATAATTAGAAAAATAATAGATAATAAAAATATAGAAGAAAGTATTGAAGATTTTAATAATTATCCAGAATATAATAATACAAATTTTATTAATAAAATAAATAATAAATTAGAATTTAATTCATTAATAGTTGATAATTTAGATTCTACTAAATGTAATATAGATACTTCTGAAAATTATTTTGAATTAGCTCCATACCAAATATTTTTAAAAAATTATTTTTCTAAAGAATCTCCTTATAAAAGTTTATTAATATATCATGGAACAGGTGTTGGTAAAACTTGTAGTGGTATATCTATTGCAGAAAATTTTACAGATACAAATGATAAAATAATAATATTAGCAGGACCAAATATAATTAATAATTGGAAAAATACTATATTAGATACTAATAAAAATTCGAATCAATGTACAAGTAATAAATATATAGATTTATTTAATAATGATAAAAAAAATACAAATAAATCAATATCAAGAATTAAAAAGAAAATATTAGATAATAATTATGAATTTTATGGTTATGGTGTATTTTCTAATATGATAAACAATTATATTAAAAAATATATTACTCCAGATATGAAAGATAATATTGAATTATATGAACAAAAAGCAATTCGTGAATATTTCAATAATAAATTATTAATAATTGATGAAATCCATAATATTCGGACAGAAAAAGAAAAAATATCAAGAGATATATTAAATACATTATATAAAATAGTTAAATATAGTGATAATATGAGATTATTAATATTATCTGCTACTCCTATGTATAATTCATCTGCTGAAATAGTATGGTTATTAAATTTATTATTATTAAATGATAATAGACCTGAAATAACAGATAATGAAATATTTAAAGATAATATTTTAACTACTAAAGGAAAAGAAATATTAAATAATAAATGTAGGGGATATATATCTTTTATTAGAGGTAATAATCCAAAAACATTTCCATATAGATTATATCCAACTATAAATAAGATAACAAAGAATAATATATTATTAAATTTTCCATCAATAGATCCATTTAATATAAAAATTAAAAAGAGTGATCAAATGGAATATTTAAAAAAGAAATTATATGGTTGTAATTTAAATAATCATCAATTAAATATATATGAAAAATATATTGAAGAAAATCCAAATAATAAAAAAATATATGATGATCAATTAAGACAAATATCTATATTTACATATCCATTATTAACAAATAATTTAAGAGATACATTTGGAATAAATGGATTAAAAAGATGTTTTGATGAAAAAGGTGGTATATATAGTTATAAAAAAAATATATTAAAAGATGAAAAAATTGGTTATTTTTTAAAATTAGATAAATTAAAAAATTATTCTTGTAAATTTCATTTATTATTAAATACAATTAAACATACAAAAGGTATAATATTTATATATAGTAGATATATTTCAACTAGTATAATACCATTAATATTAGCTTTAGAAGAAAACGGTTATGGTAAATATAATAATAAAGATATATTAAATAAAAAAGATAGAAAAATAGATAAAATCTCTTATGATGGTTATACTGAAAATGAATGTAAAAAATTAAAAATACCATTTAAACAAGCTAAATATATAGTTTTATCTGGTGAAGATTCTATATCTAAAAATAATAATGAAGAATTACAAAAATTAAATGATCCGAGTAATAAATATGGAAAAAATATAAAAATTATAATTGGGTCAGAAGTGGCAAAAGAAGGAATTGATATGAAGAGAATTAGAGAAATACATATAATAGAACCATGGTTTCATTTAAATAGAATAGAACAAATTATAGGTAGAGGGATTCGATATTGTTCACATCAAGATTTAGAAAAAAATGAAAAAAATGTTACTATTTTTATGTATTGTGCTTATAATTCATTTCAAATTGAAAGTAGTGATATATATACATATAGAAGAGCAGAATATAAATCACGAGATATTCAATCAATAGAAAATATATTACAAAAAAATGCTATCGATTGTTCTATATTTAAAAATTTAAATGAAATAGATGAATCAAAATTAGTAGATGAAGTTATTCAAACCTCACAAATAGTTAATAAAAATAAGGATGGATTTTATAATTATCAAATAATAGAGAATTATAATCCATATAAGAAGATATATTTTAATTTATTATGTAATGAACAATGTAATAATAGGTGTAATAAATCAAAAAATATAGATAAAAAATATGATATAGATACATTAAATAAAAAACATATAGATAATATTTTTAAAATAGTTTATAAATATGTAGGAGCATTATATAAAAAACAGTTAATATATGATATAGATACAATATTAGATAATATAAAATTATATTTAAATATTGATAAACATATATTATATTTATGTTTAGATAAAATAATAAATGAGAGGATAATGTTACAGAATGAAAATAATAATAATGGATATTTAATATATAAAAATAAAAAATATATATTTCAACCAGATAATTTAGAAGAAAATATATCTTTTTATTATAGAGATAAATCAAAAGAAGATATAAATAAATATATTACTTTTAAATCTAAAGATAAACAAGAAAAACCAGAAAAAAAAACATTAAAAAAAGATAAAAAAGAGATAAAAATAGAATATAGTATTAAAAGAATAAAAAATAAAATTAAAAGAGAATTAAAACTTTTAGAAAATATATTTATTGATATATCTTGGTTATCAGATGATATTAAATATCAATATGTATTAGATAGATTACCAATATTATATAAAATTCATTTATTATATTTTATTATAAAAAATGAAGATTTTTCAGATTTATATGATATAAAAAATTATTTTATACCAAATTTCATATATAAAAAAAATAAATATATTTTAGATAATGATCAATATTTTAAAAGTCCTATTGGATTTTATTTAAATAATAATAATAATATTAAATATTATTTAATAAGTGGTGATAATACTATTAAAGAATCATTATTATCAGATATAAATGAAATAGAAAATTCAATAGATACAGATATATATGTTGAATATTTAAATGATATTTTAGATTCTGACGCATATGGTTATGCTTTTTATGATAAAAATCAAAATATAGAAATAAAAATAAAAAATAGAAATAGAATTAGAGGAAAAGATAAATTAGGATGTAGAATATGTAATTCAAATGATTTTAAATTACAAGATATAAAAGATTATATAAGAAATATTACAATAAATCAAATCATAGATGAAATGGAATATAATAAATTAAATAGAAGAAATTTGTGTGTATATATAGAATTATTACTTAGATATAAAAGTATAAATGAAGATAATAAATATTATATAAATATAGATAATATATTATTATCTGATATAATTATTAATAAATTATAAAATTATTAATATTATAATTTGAATTTATATAAAAATATATTGAATTTATATAAAAATATATTGAATTATTAATATTATATTAAATATAAATGACTTTATCATATATTAATACACAAAAATTAACTACCAAAATTAATATTAAACCAAATGAATTAAATCAAAATATAAATGAAATTATATTTTTAAAATTAAAAGAATTAACAGAAGGTGTGTGTATTAATGAAGGTTATGTTATTACAGATTCTATAGATATTATTAATAAATATATTGGTAAAATAATTAATTTAAATAATAAATCATATATAGAATATTGTATAAATTATAGTGCTATAATTTTATCACCAAATAAAGATGATATTATTAATTGTTATATTGATAATATAAATAAATTAGGAATAGTTGCATATATAAAATTAAGTGAATTGATTAAATCAACAGATATAAATATTAATATAGATAATGAAATAGATACTTTTAGTAATAGTCCATTAATAATAATAATTCCAGAAACAAATATAGATGATATTACAAAATATAATAAAAATGATAATATTAATATAAAAGTAGTAGCAATTAGAATTAAATATAATTCAGATAAAATACAATTAATTGGTTCTATGATATAATTTCTATATAAATTTAATTTTATTTAATGATTACTATTGTTTAATTTTTTTTTAATAATTCTATATTATTAATAAATATGGATATTATAAATAATAATATAGATAATATAGATAATATAAATAATATAGATAATATAAATAATATAGATAATATAAATAATATAAATAATATAAATAATATAGATAATATAGATAATATAGATAATATAGATAATATAAATATTACTACTAAAAAATTATTTATATATAATAAAATAAATGATTTTACTATTAA